ACCATGACCTTTGATTCCGCCAGGTCTATCACTTTACGGGTATAGACATTGGGCCAGCACCGACAGCAGTCTATGTAATCCAGGCTATCCAGCGTAACCTCTATCCGGGTGAGGGGATAATCAAGGTTAGCCTCTATCTGTTTGTTGTAGACCTTTACCCGGCCGGGAGCGGACATACATCCTAAATATTCTGTAAAGTCCTGTGCTGATTTGTAAAACTGGCTGTATTTCCTGTTATCCTTGATAAGCTGTACACAGTCACGGCCGTATGGCACATCCACTGCTAAATCCCATCTTTTTATCTTTATTGTTTCTACCAGGGGGAACAGTTCGTTTAGGACCATTCTTAGGAGCTGTCCTATCTGGTTCCGTAGGTCTTTGAACTCCATTTCCTCCTGGTCGAAGGGGGATACACTTGTACGCATGAACCCATCATCATAAGCAATCTCTCCAAGTATCTTATTAGGGTTAAAGTCCAGGAAACCCTGTAAAACTGTTTCTTTCTTTACACCATTCATACAAAGTCCAATGGAAAATGATAATCCTTTGATACCAAACACAAAAAGGTATCGGTAATCAAAATCCTTTAAGGATTGATAATGTGTACAGCCTGGAAGGTGGGAGAGGAAGGAAAGGAAGGATTCAACTGTATCCGTATCCGGGAACTCAAACGAGTAACGAAGGGAATCACAGGAGTAAAAAATACCATCCTCAAGGAGTGGATTAAAGTAGTAAAGCATGGGCAGGACCTCCAAAAAGATTGTTAAGAATGAAACAAAGTGAAAGAATTTTTCAGGACTTCGGACCTAATTAGACAGGGGTCCGAAGTCGGTCACCGTTTCTTACGGTTCCATTTCCTCACGACCTCATGAAGCTGTACGCGTCCGCCGGCCATCGCGCGGCGGAGCGCTCCCAGCTTCCCCTGTTTCACCAGTTCCGGGAACAGCATGTATTCAAACTCCTTCTCCGGGAGCAGGGGAGGATTGTAGGAATTGAAATACTTTACATACTTCGGGATGTAGGTAAAACGCACGGAACCGAAGGGGGCCAGGAGCAGGGAATCAATGTTGTAATCATCCACTATCTTTGATTCACCGCTGGCCGACTTATCCGCATGGACAACGGCAACTGTCTTTGTGATACGCCTGGCAATGGAAAAGCAGTTCAGGAAGTTGTGGATGATATACAGATGGTCTGTAAGGTCACGTATCTTCTTGTCAACATCAAAGGACTGTGAGAACAGATACACGATATGTTTATACTGCCGCTGATATTTGAAATAAACCTTCACGTGTTCCGGGAAGGATTTGAAATTACGGTTATCCCATACAAGACCTACCTCATCTATAAGCAGGATAGAATTTTCAGGAAAATGGGCAACACCAATATCAACGGTATCGAAGTGATAAGTTCCAGGTATATGCACGTTGCTATAGACGTGCCACCCCTTCTTACGGTATTTAAGTGCCATCTTACACATGAGCGTAGTCTTGCCACTACCTTTCTTGCCAAAGACCATAAAGAGCTTATATGGATTGCGATACTTAAAGAAATGATAAGCAAAAAAGACAATCCAAAACATACCAAAGCCAAAGAGTAGAACAGAAAACGCATACATTAAAACACCCCCTTAACAAGCTGTTTCACAATGCGGATAAGACCCACCGGAAGAAGGATTAAAAGCATGAACTGCCACATAATATTCGTATCAAGGGTAAAGGCATCCGGGGACATGGGGAACAGAATCACATCTATAAAAAGGTTGAATAAATCAATCATAAAATCACCTCAATGGGGGGAAGGGGACCGGAGTCCCCTTCTGAATCATACCTGATGGTAAATGCGCATGAAGAACGCAACCACGGCGCCAGCGAAGAACAGACACATGGCGGCCAAAAGGATAGGCTGGCTTAAAATCCAGGTGAGCAGAAGCCCACATTCCTTCCAGAGCCAGGCCGTGACCACGGAAAACGTGGCTAACAGACTGTCAAGGCCCGTGGCCGGAGTACCGCCCTCAGCAAAAGCCGGGAAAGCCATAGCAACAGACGCAACACCAGTGGCGACAGGGACGGAACGATACTTCTTAATCGCATTTTTAATCTTCAACATAAACAAACACCTCCTTATAAATTTATAAAAGTCGCCTAAATATATCTACAACCTTCTTAAGAAGGGGCAGACCAATCACAAACATCCCTACCCAGTAAGAATGCCTCCAAAGGATATCAAACAGAAGTGATAACTCATGAAACATCCATTCAACAACCTTCATAACAATACCAAGGTTCATATAATCACCGCCTATCTATCAGCGACACAAAGATATGGAAGAACTTATCCACAATCCATAAAAAAGCAATGAAGCCAAAGGCATAACAAACCGGATAGAACTGGACAGGGACATCCCCCATCAACGCGAGGATTTTCTCCATAAACATATCAAACAACCTCCTATCAGAACGACAACGATATATGTAAGCGTGTCAGAAACCTTGAATATATGATGATATTGATTCACCTGAATATTAACGTATGTATCACGATAGCGCAAACTACCGGAACTCCAATAATACTCCCTGACATAATTGGGGGAGCCATACTCGCTGATAGTGTAAAAGTTATTGCCAAGGCAGGGAGTAAGATACACAAGCTTACCTGTCCGCGCATACGGATTAAAATTCCCATCCACCAGACGGCCTTGAATGGTATTAGCCGAAACATTGAACAGACGGCCCTGACTGTCTACATAAAGGGAATCCGCATACTCAGGGGGAAAGAGAAGGGTATATTCCTGGCCTGAGATAGAAACATCATAACGAAGTACATTAACATAATCGTCAGAAGCAGATACCGAACGCGCCGAACGGACAGGGGCATCCATAGGAACAATATCTGTAGGGCCTTCCTCCAGGTCAGAATCATCCTGCGAATCCTCCAGGGAAGAAAGCGGAGCATCCGAGGGGGAAGCAAGACCGGGGCCACCAAAAGAATCACGAATGGTAATAAGTTCGCATAAAATGTATCGGAGTAAATCATCACGTTTTAAATCCTCAAAATCATCAATATCCATCAAGGTTCTAT